AACAGGAGCGTGGTGCTACTTGGGCAGCCCGAGACAGGAAATAATTGGGCATTTGATAAGGTCTTCATCGTGCCTCCGCAAATGTTTCCACTTTGGCCGGAGTGGTGGCGCAAGGTGCGGGTGGTGCATGGCCGGTATGACATTGAACGTGCCATCGCTGATCCGGATTTTTGGCGTGAACAGCGAAGCTGATCTGCGCGCGTGGCTGCGTGGTGTGTGGGAGCCACCAAGCGCACTAACGTGGACTGAGGCTGCCCATGGTGGCACGCAGGGTGCGCCTGACTTGACAATTGCCTTGAGCAGTGGGCTCTACATGCCGACAGAACTCAAGTGTTTACATAAGCTTAAGCGAGAGGGTTGGAGCATGGTGCTGCGCCCTCCGCAATGTCGCTACCATGAGCTGAGCCATAAAAACGGACGTAGGAGCCTGTTTTTAGGTGGGTGGTGTGGTATACCGGGCGCCGTCGTGTTCGCCTTACCGGGGCACGCATGGCCCGGCAATCGGCGAATTAAAACGTGGTGGGATCGCTTGGTGCGCGTTGATGGGCAGGCTGCCATTGAGGCGTTGCTGACCGACCGTAGCTTCTGGCGGGTGTAGATGGCGGAAGGTGTCCTCAATAACCGTGAACATAGTGAGAAAACTCCTTACCGCCCGCACTCATGGAAGAAAGGCGTGCGTGGTGGTCCAGGTCGCGCTAAGGGACAGCCAAACCGCACGACGAAGATGCTGAAGGAAGCGTTGCTCATCGCTGCAAATGAAGCGGGTGGTGGTGGCGAGGACGGTCTTGTTAAGTATCTGACAGCGTGCGCTATGCGCTATCCAACTGCATTCCTTCCGCTGCTTGGACGCGTGCTTCCGCTGCAAATACAAGACGAGACCGGATCACGCGTCGAAGTGGCGTTGGTGCGACACGTCATCATCGATGCTGAACGTGTTGAGGAGCTGACTGATGACAGCGGTGCAGCGGATTGAAGTTGACATCAAGACACCACGCGCATTCCTGCCGCTGATTGCGCCATCACGGTACAAGGGAGCACATGGTGGGCGCGGTAGTGGGAAGAGCCACTTCTTTGCTGAGCTACTCATCTCATATGCACTGCGTCGTAAAGGCTTGCGTGTGGTGTGTGTCCGCGAATATCAAAAGAGCCTTGAGCAATCATCAAAGCGTTTGCTCGAGGATAAGATTGAAGCGTTTGGTGTGCAGCCGCTCTTTCGTGTGACGGACAAATACATTCAGCTCCCCGGTGACGGCAACATCATCTTTCAAGGAATGCAGAACCACACTGCGCAAAGCATCAAGAGCCTTGAGGGTTATGACTTGGTGTGGGTGGAGGAAGCGCAAGCGCTCTCGCAGTACAGCATGGACTTACTGCGCCCAACGATCCGCAAGCCAAACAGCGAGTTGTGGTTTAGCTGGAACCCGTATGACCCTAAAGACCCTGTCGACAGGTTGTTCCGCAGCACGGAGAAGCCTCCCGGCACCGTTGTGGTTGAAGCTAATTTTAGCGAAAATCCGCACTTCCCTAAAGTGCTGCGCACTGACATGGAGTGGGATCGCCGCCGTGACATGGACAAATACCTGCACGTATGGATGGGACAGTACCGCCGTTTAAGCGAGGCGCGCATCTTCAAAAATTGGCGCGTGGAGGAGTTTAGCACGCCACCCTATGCACGGTTCTACTTTGGCGCTGACTTCGGCTTTAGCATCGACCCTACGGCATTGGTGCGGTGCTTTATCGAGGGTGGCACGTTGTACATAGATCAAGAAGCGGTGCAGGTTGGTTGTGAGATCGACAACACTCCTGCGCTTTTCCGCACCGTGCCTGACAGCACCAAGTGGCCAATGACCGCTGACAGTGCGCGCCCTGAAACCATCAGCTACCTGAAACGCAATGGATATCCACGAATACAACCTAGCCTCAAGGGACGCGGCAGCGTTGAAGAAGGCATTGAGTTCATCAAAAACTTCGACCTTGTGGTGCATCCTCGCTGTAAGCATCTGGAGCGTGAACTGGCTACGTTCTCATATAAGATTGACAAGAAAACCGAAGAGATCCTGCCGGTGATCGATGAAAGCCATGCCAACCATGTCAACGTAATTGACGCACTGCGCTACGCACTCGAGGCAACGCGGCGCAGCACGTACACACTGCGGAGCGTGGAATGAAACTTGACAAGATGTATGCAGCGGCGGCACGCAATGGTGGGCGCGACCACACCGTGGGTGTTGCTAGTGAAATTGGGTTGATCCGCTATTCCAGCATTACAGGCGCAAAGGTGCGGCGTTCAAGTGCAACGTACCGCGCTATGGCGTGCAGTAAGAGGAAGACGCCTGTCACGCTGCCACATGTCACCATACAGGATAAGGAAATACCGGATGGCTAACTTTGGCGACAACCGTCCCACTGCGCAAACGTGGGATAGTTCCGTACCTGAGGCGCGTGGTTACGCAGAACCGGACCCTGAACGATGGCTGCAACTAAACTTCGCAGAACGTATATCCTACGCAGGCACCTCCCAACGTCCATTACCGGCGGACACAAGCAGACTACTACCTTGGAGCCCGCAATGGACAAGAACGATTCAAAGTTCACCGTCATCCTTGGTGCGTTAGCGGTGTTTGTTGCAGTGTGCATCCTTGCGTTCTTGGTGTGGGGAACGTGATGCAAAAGGATGGATGGCTGCAACGCACGTTGCTCTTTGCTGATGGTGAACATGGCAGCGCATTGCAGGTTCATGCGCTTAGCTTCCTGCGCAACGATGATGGTTTTAAGCAAAATGAAGAGTGCGACACTGGCATCGTTATGGTGTGGAGCCGCAAGAACTGGCATGACAAAGGCAGGCGCAGGTACTACTTTGACAAGGTGGAATATCCTGACTTCAACGATGCTGCGTATGCGTGGCGTGCAGCGGGAATGCCGGTGATCACGCCAGTCGCTCAAGATTACTTGAAGGTGACATAGCATGGGCAAAGTGATCCAGTACGCACGCGACACACTCACTAGCTTGGTGAGTGGGCTCGGCACGCAGCGCGACAAATCCAACACCACGGGATACATTGCGTACATTCCTAACCCTGCGGAACTCAGCACTGTGTACCGCACATCGTGGCTGGCACGGAAGATAGTCACCATTCCTGCGCTGGACGCCACCCGCAAGTGGCGCAACTGGCAAGCGGACTACGACACAATCGAGCTGCTTGAAAAGGAAGAGCGGCGCATCGATGTGCAGCGCAAGATCCTACAGGCAAAGACCAAGGCACGCTTGTTTGGCAGTGCAGCCATCTACATAGGTACAGGTGACGGCAACCCACAAATGCCGCTAGAGCCGGAGCGCATAGGCAAGGAAGGCATCCTGTTCTTGCACGTTATGGAGCGCAAGGATCTGAACGCAGGTGACATAGAGCGCGATCCTGAGTCGCCATACTACGGTCAGCCTGCATGGTACAGCCTGCACCGCGCGGACGAAGCCAAGGAGATCAAGATACACCCAAGCCGCTTGGTGCGCTTTGTTGGTGAGCCTGTGCTGGACGAGTATGCGAAGAACGCTGCGTGGGGTGACGGTGACAGCGTGCTGACCAGTTGTTTGGAAGTGATACGCCAAACGGACAGCGTAGTTGCCAACGTGGCGAGCCTTGTGTTTGAGGCAAAGATCGACGTTGTGCGCGTGCCGGACATGATGAACAGCCTGACGGACCCGGAATACGAAAGCCGTTTGATGAACCGCTTCGCGCTTGCGATGACGGCGAAAGGTATAAACGGCACGCTGCTACTCGACAAAGAAGAGGAGTATGACACCAAGAGCCCGAGCCTTGCGCAGCTACCGGAGATCATTAGTAAGTTCACCGAGTTGTGCAGCGGTGCAGCGGACATTCCTGCTACGCGTCTACTAGGGCAGAGCCCAAGCGGCATGAACTCCACCGGCGAGAGCGACCTGCGTAACTACTATGACCGCGTTCAGTCCATCCAGGAGTTGGAGCTGACGCCACAGATGGCGGTGCTGGACGAGTGCATCATCCGCAGTGCCACGGGTGCGCGCGACGAAAGCATCTATTATGTGTGGGCTCCGCTGTGGCAGATCACTGACAAGGAAAAGGCGGACATCGGCAAGCTGGACGTTGAAATGATCAAGGTGCTGAATGAAACCGGCTTGTACCCTGAGGAAGCCGTGGCCAATGCAGGCATCAACCTGCTAACGGAGCACGGTACGCTCCCCGGCTTTGATGATGCAGTAGATGAGGCGGGTGGCTTGCCGGACTACGATGCGCTTGCGCAGGAGGAAGCCGAGCGCACCATGGCGGAACTGGCGATGAAGAAAGGTGTGGATCCCAGCGCACCGCCCGCAGTAAAGCCTCCCACGCAGCCTAACGGAAAGCCTGTGGTGCAATGATCGACTATGACCTCGGCAGGCTCAGCAAGGTCAGCAAGCCGCGCCCCTTGCCGCCGCTGAAGGACCGCAAAACCGCTTATTACTCCTACGTGCGCATTATGCGCACCATGCTGATTGAGCTCCTGCGTGCCAGCACGGCGATGATAACGACCATGCTGCACCGGGAGCAAGCTGCCATTGGGACGGATCATAGTTTGGCCGGTGACCGTGTGGCGCACGGGATACAAACTAGCTTCTACTCCGCCGGTCAAGGGTCCCCGGTGCCTTATCATCCTTCGGTGCCGGGGACCACCTTGCTAGACATAGGACCTGAAGATTTCGGCTCGCTAGACGTCCTGCAACGCGCACTGGCGAGGATTGCGAGCAATGCGGTGCGCCGGCTGCTTGGCCTAGAGGCAACCCTGCACACGAAGACGTGGCGCCGGGACGTCGACCGGGTGCTAGGTGTCGACCTTGCCGCTGTGGTGCGGGACGAGGACCTTGAGGCGTACCTGGATGCCGCTGCCACCCGCAACACCAACCTTATCGAAAGCCTCAGTCAGCGGCAGGTTGCACGCGTTAAGCAGATCATGCTCGACGCCATCACACGCGGACAAAGTGTGCAGGACACAAGAAAGCTTATGGTGGACAGCTTTGGCATAGCGGACAGCCATGCGCAGCTCATTGCACGGGACCAGACCGCAAAGCTGACCAGTGATCTAAACCGCATACGGCACACGCAGGCAGGGATCGAGCGCTACACATGGCGCACCTCGCTGGATGAACGTGTGCGTCCCCGGCACCGCGCCTTAGAGGGCAACGTGTACGAGTACGGGGAAGCCACGGGTGCGGAAAGCGGCTTGCCTCCGGGGCAGCCTATTCAATGCCGCTGCATAGCGCAGGCGATCGTTGATCCATGACATGTAGCCAATGCGGGCGCATCCGTGCGGAGCTCGCCGCTGCCGTGCTGCGTGGTGACGTGCGTGGTGCAGGCTCGAAATTTCAAGAAGGTTTCATGAAATTATCAAGAGACGTTAGGGCAAAAACAGTTTTCCAAAGAACGTCCTTGCAGAAAAATAAAAACTCCGTTAGGCCGGATGACCGTAGGCAACGCTCTTAGACGCTCCTTGTGTGCAGATGCGCTTTCTGGATGCCGTTACCCTAGGCGACGTGAGTGTGCGACAAGAAGATGGGTTCTTGGTCGCGGACGCATTCGCTGCGCGTACCGGCATCCAGCTTTATAGCGCTGATGAGTGTGGTTTCCATGGTGGTGACAAGATCATCGCTGTGTACAGGCCGCACGATGAAGTTTTCGCACACGCAAGCCTCAGGTCTTTCAGCCACGCGCCTATCACCGTTGACCATCCTCGCGTACCGGTGTCAGCCGAAAACTGGAAAGACCTTGCGGTTGGTGAAGCAAGCGCTGAGGTACTGCGTGACGGCGAAAGGTTGCGCATCCCGCTCATCGTAAAGGCGAAGGATGCGATCGATGCCATACGTAGCGGCAAACGACAACTATCCGTTGGCTATAGCTGCGATCTTGAGTTCGTTCCCGGTACTGCGCCCAATGGTCACCCGTATCATGCAGTCCAGCGCAACATACGCGCAAACCACATCGCTATTGTTGACGTTGCGCGTGCCGGACCTGAGTTCGCAATCAACGACGCGTGGGGCGCAGAGCCCATTACGGAGGACGACATGACTACTGTGCCCACCCACTACAGCGCAAATGTACCTGCGCCTGCAACGCGCTCTTTGCAGATCGACGGTATTACCATCCAGTTCACCGATCAGGGTGCTGAGGCTGTAACCAAGCTCACCGCAAAAATTGCGCAGATGACGGCTGACAACCTCGAGCTCAGCGCAAAGGTTACTGCACGCGACACGGAAATCGGCACGCTGAAGGTGGAAGTGGAGAACCTGAAGAAAGCGACGCCGGATGCGGCAGCGCTGGAGAGGTTGGCTGCGGACCGAGCTACCCTAGTGGATCAGGCACGTAAAATCGCCAAGGACATTAAGCCGGAAGGCATGACCGCTGCGCAAATCCGCCGCGCCGCTGTGGTTGCTGCGTATGGTGAACCTTTGGTGAAGGACGCGTCTGAGGCGCAAATCGAGGGTATGTTCACCGCTGCAACGGTCACGAGCAAGACCTCCCATCGTGATCCCGTTGCGGACCACATGCGGTCGCGTTCAGCAGCCAACACCACTGACGCTGACGACAACGGTCAGAGCGCTTACGAGCAGCGCCTCCGTGATGGTTGGAAGACGAAGGCTGCGTAACGATGGGGATTCCTTACTTACAATCCCTGCAACCGCCCGTCGCACGCGTCAACGATCCTATGTTGACAATGCACTGCATCGGTAGTGGCTTTGAAGAAGGCTGCGTCATTGTGTGGAACGGCGGTGATGAACCTACAACGTTCGTCAACTCCGGTGACGTCACCACTGGCGTCAATCCCACAACGGTGTGGGAGGGTATTGGTGGCTTGCGTGATTCCATCCCGGTGCAGATACGCAATCCGGGCGGAGAGCTGAGTACCACCAAGGAATTCGTTTTCATAAGGGAGCAACTTCTCATGCCAGCGGTCACTTATGCTGCCAACCTGCGTCCCGGTGTTGAGGGCGCAATGGCTAATGAAGAGCCTGTAGATCTCATCAGTCGCACCGTTGAGGATGTTGCCGGCATCGGCTTTGGTAAGGCTGTGGTGCAAGGCATCAACGACAATGGCTGCAAGATCGCCGGTGCCACAGGCAAGGTTATTGGCATCACGGTGCGGGAGCGCAGCGTGCGTGTCAGCGCCCTGAGCGGCAATGGCTTTGCGCAGTACGACACCGCGCGCATCATGAACCAAGGCGTTATCTGGGTCGTTGTCGGCACCGCCGTGGTGGCAGGCAATGCCGTGGCATGGACCAGTGCGACCGGTAAGTGGGGCGCCACGGGTGACATCGTCATTACGGATGCACGCTTCGAGACCTCCGCCGGCGCCAATGGCGTTGCGCAGGTGCGTCTCGGCAATCTTCACGGTTAACGGAAAGGCTCGCACCAATGCCACGCAGTTTTCAGATGCTTGACGCACAGGCCGCGATGGCGTTCGTCGTCGAGCAAGCCGCCTACATTGAGCGTGAAGTAAACGCCACCATCTATCCGGAGATCATCTACTCCACGTTGGTGCCGATTGACACAAGCGCTAACCCGTTTGTGCAAAGCGTGCTCTACTATTCGTCCGACATCTACGGCAAGGCAAAGTGGATCAACGGCAACGCCGATGACATCCCGCTTGCCGGTAGCGAGCTCGCCATTGCGAAGACCTCGGTCTACACCGCTGCCATTGGTTACGGCTTTGGGTGGGAGGAGGTCAACTACGCAACGCTCGTAGGGCAGGATCTGCAGTCAACGGACGCTGCCGCTGCACGCCGCGCCTACGAAGAGATGATGCAAGGCATCGCTCTTACAGGCAACACCGAAAAGGGTTTCGCGGGTCTCATCAACTATCCGGGTGTGCCGATCGACGCAAGCAGTGCAGGTCCGTGGACTGCCGCTACTGCACCAAGCGTGATCATGACAGACCTCAATAAGCTGATCATGGGCATCCCGCTCAACACGCAGTACACCGCATACGCCAACACCATCCTTCTGCCGCCGGAGAGCCTTGCGCTGCTCGGTGGCATCATCGTACCGGACACCGGCACCACGTTCCTTGCGTGGTTTAAGGCGAACAACGCCTACACGCTCCTCAGTGGGCAGTCGCTCACCGTGGCTGCGCTGCCTAACCTCTCTACGGGCGGTGCTGGCGGCGTCAAGCGTGGTGTGGCGTACCGCAAGGCACCCGAGGTGCTGAAGCTGCACGCGCCCATGCCGCATCGGTTCCTGCCTGTATATCAGGACGGTCCGCTGCATTGGGTGGTGCCGGGTGTGTTCCGCACGGGCGGTCTTGAAGTGCGGCGCCCGTACGAAGTGCGTTACATGGATAATATCTAGGGAGAGACCGATGACCCTTGTTAGCAATAAAGGCAAGACGCCACTTGGTCTCCCGTCTGGAGAGCAGGTTCCCGCGCGCGGCAGTGTTGAAGTGAAGGACTGGAGCAAGGCGCAGGAAAACGAAACTGTCAAGGCGTGGGTCGAGGCTGGCGTGCTTACTGAAGGCGAGCTGCCGGAGCTGACCGCTGAAGAGCAGGCTGCGGAACTTGCTTCCGTCAATGAAGATCCAAACCGTGTGTCGCAGGAAGACTTTGATGCTGCACACGCGGCGGGTCAGTCCGTGCCTTACGACTATCAGCCACCCGGCGAACGGCATGACCCTGAAGAGGCACCGCCGCCTGAGGCTGATCCTGCATCCCGCAGCCGCCGTCGTCCGCCAAGCGAGTAAGCCATGGGCATGATCGTCAACGTTCCGGGTCACCACACGGAAGCCAAGACAGAGGTGCAGCCGCGTTCTGACAAGACGCGTATAATCGCGATCATTCTTAACAAGTCCAAGGTGCCGTTCCGCCTGCGTGGTGCGCGCATTGAGCCTGTTC